TAGCTGACACGAGTAACTTATACCCACTCGATAATGGGACTTTTATTTATGAGATGTCAGACAACAACGAACCATTTGAAATAACTTTAGAGGAGGTAACATCATGAGTAAGAAATATATAGTAGACCTAACTAGTGTAAGCGACCAATCAGAAGAAACCAAAACACTATTAGAAAATGCCACCAATGAAGAAGTAGCAAAGTGGATAATTGGTCAAGTAAAGGACGGGAACATACACATCGACATGATAGTAGAGGAGGTAACATCATGAGCCACCAAGAAACTGACAAGGAATATGCAATACGAACAATAGTAGAGGACATTCGAGCATTGAGGGACGCTGA